TGCTCAGGATTTAGAGGGCGTTTCTAAGCAATTAGGATCGTGGTATTCTGCGTGTGCTGATATCAATCGTGCAGAGTCACAGCGAAAAAATCCTACGTTTCTTGAGAGGGCTACACAAGGACAATCTATAGAAGAAGAAGCCCTTCAGATACTCATCCATAAGAAGACTTTAAAAGAGCGAGAAATCGAAATTAAAAATTTACTTGACCTCAGATTTGGATATGGCTGCTACGATGAAATGCTGGGTATGCGCCGTCAGATCAGAAAAGAACGAGAGCAGATGGTTCATGAACGTGAAGAATCAAAGCGGCAAATTCAAAACAATATGGCGATCTTAGGTCTGTCAATTTTAATAATTGGGTTTCTAGGTGGTGCTATTTATTTGGTGACACTGGTATCATGAATACAATTATACCGCTCATCCTCGCGTCATCACTACTCAACCCAGAATATGTAACGTGTTATCGATGGAAATACATAACAAACGGCACTGAACTCATATGCCTATATTCGGGAAAAAATGGTACGCTAGGCTATCACTACCCCACGCTTAGTTTCCGCGAATGTCCCAAATCGTTCGAATGCCTTTACATGCCAAACTCAAAACAAAAGCCATCGCTCAAGGATATTCTGAAGGGCTTGTCCGATGGGTTTTGATTAAATCAGCCTGCTCTTTTATTAAATCACGCTGACGTTCAAGCTCTTCAAACTGCTTGTCAGCCTCCGATAATTGCGGAAATTTAACCACCGTTTCATCACTCTTCATCTTCTTCATCCTCAACTTCTCCACTTCCATCACAGTGGTCGCAATCAACCCACTGTCCAACAGGCTCCAGCGTTCCACCAAATCTCTGGTGGACTTCCTTCTCTACCTTGCCGTGGTAATCTGTGTGGTCGCACTCTGGGCAGGGGATCATATTTTCTCTCCTCTTGGTTTATGTGTCAATAAATGAAGGGTTGTGTTGCGTTTCACCCTCTATGAAAAAATTGTATGTCCCTTTGTCTTGCCATTTTTTGGCAAAATAGAGGTCATCAGTTGACCCCCAATATGTTGGATGGAAACGCTGTTTTTGGCCCTTTTGGTCTATGTTTTCGTTCTTCATCATTAAAGAATAAATCATTTCGTTCTCTCCTTGGTTGGTGGGGGCGCGATGGCCCCCGTTGATTATTTTACTTTTATGAGGGTGCGCTGGTGGAGGCATTGGATGTTATAGCCGCCAGCTAAAATTGTGCGGATCGTTACGATGTGGTCATCTACATGAAACTCGCCTTCAACTCCGTCTGAACATTCGATCAGCTCAAAATCTGGGATGCTTGTAACACCTTTTTTCTCCAGAGCCTTGATGATGTTCGCGTCACGTTTAGCGATTACACGGTTAGTGTTTTTTGCCATAGCCTCAAGAGCGCCTGCGCGGCCCCGTCCGCAAAGCAAATTCATCATTGAGGCGCTACCAAACCAAGCCACGTTTGCGAGGTGGTGATTAAAATTTGAGCCTCCCCGCCAGTTCACATCCCGAAACTGATTGGAGCCATCTTCATATTCAGCTTTGGCATTGCCAATAAATGCCTTAAGGCCATCCAGCTTGCTCATCGCAAACTCTTGGTGAGACGTGTGAAGGCGCTGGTTAAGTGCGGCAAAGGCTTTATTGATCTGGTCTTGCATTTCTAAGTCCCTTTCTAAATAACTATACGATTATACATAACAGATATATCTGAAGTTACAATAGGCAAATACAAATTAAATACATTTAATATCGGGGGAAATAAAATGGGCGACTTTCCCCCGATGACTTTTTAGGCAGCTATATGATACAGCCAGCAATCCATGTGGCCGTTCGCATCCTCACGTTCAATAGCGTGAGGCGTCTGCTCAATCAGTCCTGCCGCAATAGCTTGGCGAATTGTCCCACAAATATTGTGGCTGTTTTTTTTCAACAGCCGCGCCAAGTCTCTGCTGGTCATTGGCCCGTGCGTTTCTAACGCTACCAAAATCGGCTTGAACGCGCTGGTATTTATCTTGCGGGGCTGTGGCTTTCCCATATCGCAGGGCAGTGTGGGGCGAAGCCGCTTACCATCTGGCCCTTTTGTTTTAGCCTGTAATCTTTCAAATTCTAGTAACTTCCAAGCCATCTGTTTTCTCCCTCAGATGTGATAATCGTTAATTCGCAAATTTCGTACAAACCTGTCTAATTCCTCCCGCGCCACCCACAAATTATTTGGCGCGTTTGGCAAAACAGTGTCGCCCTTCTGATGGACTTTGTCCTGCCACATATCGACCTCTCTTCGTAAAAACTTCAGTTCAGCGTCCTGCGCTGGCGTCAAACTTTTCATTTATTCCTCCCTTGGCTTCAGTGTTCTTTCTAAATAATCAGCAAATGCTGCCTTGCGCTGCCCGTCATAATGTTTCTCCATCAGCAACTTTTTTAACTCTCTGTTCTCATCGCACACACGCTCATATTCTTCCCGGTTAATCATGTCCTTTAAACTCCATTTAGCCATCAAAAAACTCCAGCACTTGTCTGGACGCATCTCCAGCGCCCTTTCCGACAATCACAGTATGCCCGACACTTTCCAAATAACTAATGATTTTTTTCTGATCGGGGGAAAGTCTGCCGCCCGTCACGCGCTTCATTTCGACCCACAAATTGCAGGAGGGGATATAAAGATCGGGTATCCCCCGTGTTACCCCCTCAGCCTTCAGACGTGTCGCCACGCTAATCGCTCTCTTCTCACCATTGGGGATCGCAAAGATTAAAACTTTTGGATACTTCTCCCGAAACCAATTAACAAATCCCACCTGCTCCGAATGCTCAGAATGGGATGTCTTCAAGACTAAAGTCTGCGAACGGGCCTTCTTGCGCCTCATGTTTTCTCTCCACCTTTGTGTAATCGAACTGAACAACTTCGTGATACTTCGGATCGTAAGTGCTTGGCTTGATCTTAATTCTGCTAGGCCAATTCCAAAAATGACATTCATCCAGAGCCTCGTTAGTTGTGTCAGCCCCAGACGCCAGCAATGTTCTACGTTCCTGATACTTGCTGGCCGCATAGCCCCCGTGATCTGGGCAGAGCCATTCGCTCACAGATAGCAGCCCAGCGTAGTATGTGACCTTGACCGAATCGGGCTTGCCTTCTTTTTTGTGCCTTTTGTAAATAACGCTATCCACGTCAACCCATTCTGGCCTTACTTGGCCCGACAGCATGGCACCAGCATAGCTGTTTGAATTGTGGTTCAAAGTGGGTGGCGGGAATTGATGGCCGCAGACATGGCATTGCAGGCAGGCAGAGTGGCACATAGTCTGGCAGGCCTCGCACATTTTAACGGGTGCCTCCCCCTCGCCTGCCCCCGCAGATTGATCTTTTGGTTTTACCCTATCAATAAATCCATGCCGCTCAACATTCTGGCCGAAATCAAGAACCAGACAATCAGTCTTGCCTGCGGCTACTCTCGTACCCCTCCCGACCATTTGGATATAGAGGCCACAACTTGCGGTTGCTCTGCACAAACAAACAACGTCCACAGCAGGATGATCAAATCCAGTGGTCAGCACGTTCACATTTATCAAGCATTTAAGTTCGCCGCTCTTAAAGTCGGCAATCGTTTGCTCTCGAACGGCACTGCTGTCGTTACCTGTAACCACACCGACATCAATATCGTGCGCCTCAAATTCAGCCTTCAGCATGTAGGCGTGATCGACGCCACTGCTAAACACCAGCCAACTTTTTCGATCTTCGCTCAACTCGACAATCTCTTCGACAGTCTTCCGCACCAGTTCGGGATCGGACGCAGCCGTGGCTAGGTCACTTTCGATAAACTCACCGCCACGCTTCTTGACGTTGGTCAAGTCAATCTGGTTCAGACCGCCCTTTGATATGACAGGCGACAGGTAGCCCTGCTCCATCAGCATATCGACGGGGATGTCATAAGCGATGCCGTCAAAGATCGCGCCGCTGCCCTTATGCAAATAACCGCTGTCTAAGCGATAGGGCGTGGCCGTCAGACCCACCACTTTAACCATTGGATTGCACACCTTCAGATCGGCAATAAACCTGTTGTATCGCGTCTCAGTGTTTTTGGGCAACAAGTGCGCCTCATCAATCAGAACCAAGTCTGGCGCAGGAACGATGTCATACGCCCTCTCCCAGACCGACTGGATGCCAGCAAAGGTGATGGGGCGGTCTAAGACCTTCTGCTTCAGTCCCGCACTGTAGATGCCGAAATCAGCCTCTGGGTACAATTCCAGCAGCCCCTTCGATCCCTGCTCTAGAAGCTCTTTGACGTGCGTGACAACCAGAACTCTAGTGTCAGGATAGCTCATCGCATCTTTAATTATTTGCGCGATAATAGCCGTCTTTCCCGATCCAGTGGGCGCCACGATTAATGGATTATCACCCGCCTTGCCTGCCCAATAGTTGTACAATCCATCGACAGCTTCTTTCTGATAGTCGCGTAATTCAAAGGTCATCTCTGGTTCCCGAATACTTTTGATAAATTGAAATATATTCTGCACTTTCATGCTTGATCTCAGTGGGCCGTGCAAAGCTGGACATTGCAGACTGCATCATATTCTGAACGCCCCCAAATCTTAATCCGTGCGAATACTCAACCTCATCGCAATCAAAGCATTTACCATCGACCATCTCAGCAAATTTCTCACCGCA